ATGGATAATGCATCTGGAAAATTGTTCGGGCCTGAGGATGAGATTTTCTCCAATTTCAATCTTCATCCAAATGAAATGTCATTTTCAATTCATGAGGTAAATACCAATCCCAAAACAACATCCAAGTACAATCAAGATCTTTACTCAGAAATTTTGAATGATACTGCATCAAATCCTATCGAAGAAGCAATTCCTGGTAGAACTTTGAAGTGGATTGTGACTGAGGATACTAGCAATAAGATAATTGGAGTAGTCCGATTTGGATCTCCAACAATTAATTCAAAACCAAGAAATGATTATTTTGGTGAGGTTATTTCACTTTCCAGAATTAACAGTGAGTTTGTAATGGGATTTAACATTGTCCCTGTTCAACCATTTGGATACAATTATCTTGGTGGAAAACTTCTTGCTCTTCTTGCTTCTTCCAATGAACTCAAGCGACAATTTGATCGTAAATATGGAATTGATCTTCAATACTTTGAAACAACTTCACTATACGGTACAACGAAAGGAGTATCCATGTATGATGGTCTTAAACCTTATATTCGACACATAGGAGATACTGAAAGCAATTTTCTCCCTCTATTTCATGATGATTACTTCAAGGAAATGTTTTGGTGGTTTAATAATACTGCCAATGGTGGAGAAAGACTCATTTCTGCAGATAAGTCTTCAAAGAAATTGAAGATTCAGACTAAGATGATTTCTATTATTAGGAATTCTTTGAAAGGTCATTCTAAGTTAGATGAATTTAATTCCTGCATCGAACACGCAAAAACTTTAACTGAAAAGAAAAGATATTATCTTTCTAAATTTGGATATGAACCTCAAGAAGTCATCGAATGGTGGAAGAAAAAGGCATCAAAGAGATATGAAAAACTTAAGTCTGAAGGTCGTTTAAGGACAGAACTTGAGTTGTGGAAACATGGTAATGATTTGGAGATTATTCGATGACTTATGAATTGAAAGATTGGTTGAATTCTATCAACCAAACAAAAAATAATATTATGGATGAAGATCCTACATCTGAAAAAGAATATACACCTTATATCATCAATCGCTGTCTTTCTGGGCATATTGACTGTTTGATGTTTGCAAATGAAATGAACCAATATCATTTCCTCCCAAAGAAGATGCAATATGACTTTTATATAAATAGTCTGAGGAAAAAGAAGAGATATTCTCCCTGGCTCCGACAAGATAAAATCAAAGATCTTGATTATGTCAAACGTTATTATGGATATAGTAATGAAAAGGCAAAACAGGCTTTGAGGATTCTTACTAAAGAACAACTAACATTTATAAAATCGAAATTTGAAACTGGAGGAACAAAATGAGTGTAGTTCAAGAACCTGAAGTAAAGTGGACGCCCGACCAAATGGTGGAAGTGATTCTCAATGAACCTGATGATTTTCTAAAGGTTCGTGAGACTTTGACCCGTATCGGAGTTGCTTCAAGAAAAGAAAAGAAAATTTATCAATCTTGCCATATTCTTCATAAGCAAGGTAGATATTACCTGGTTCATTTTAAAGAATTATTTGCTCTCGATGGCAAACACGCAAATCTGACTGTAAATGATGTTCAGCGTCGTAATCGCATCGCTCAATTAATTGCAGATTGGGGTTTGGTTACAATTGTTGATCTTAAAAAGATTCAAGATATTGCTCCTTTGAATCAAATCAAAGTTCTTGCTTATAAGGACAAGGGAGATTGGATTCTAGAGACCAAGTATAATATTGGTGCTAAGAAGAAAAAGGTAGAGGATGCCGAATGAAAAAGAGCGGGTTTTACACCCGCCTTTTTTATGTAAAGTGGTATAATTATATACGGATGCCGAAAGGGTCCACAAAAAACAAACTCGCTTTAACAAGGAGCTACTATAATGACTAACCTCACAAGGTATACTGCTGCGGATCTTCCTGCTTTGATGGAAAGAATTACTCGCAATAGTATTGGAATGGATGAATATTTTGAACGTCTTTTCAATCTTCACGAAACTACAACAAACTATCCTCCGTATAATCATATTCAGGTAAATAATGTAGAGTCTCACTTAGAGATTGCATTAGCAGGATTCAAGAAGGGAGAGGTCAATGTTTTCACAGAATATGGAAAGCTTTTTGTCGAAGGGCAAAAATCAGATGCCGAATCGGATAGGACGTTTATCCACAAGGGAGTGGCTAGCAGAAGTTTTAAACGAGCGTGGACTTTATCCGACGACACAGAAGTTCGCGAAGTCACATTTGAAGACGGACTTTTACGGATCGTACTTGGGAAAATAGTACCAGAGCATCATACTCGTAAGGACTATCTCTAAATAATAATACCTGAATGGGTGGTTCTTTTCAGGAGGAGGGTGAAAGTCCCTCCTTATTGTAAAGGGAAAAAGAAATCATCATAAAGGTTGGAAAGCGGAAATTATAAATATTTTATGAACCAAGTATCGTCGCCGCAGGGGAGCAACTGGCAAAATCCAGTTGACGCTCCCCCATTTTTTTGCTATACTGGTAGGAGCACATAGAGTAAAATGTCAATTAAACTAGCACTCTTGAAGTCGGGTGAAACTGTCATTTCCGACGCTAAAGAACTCATTTCTGATGAAAAAGTTTGTGGATTTCTTTTTACGAATCCGCATAAAGTTGAAACTCGGAGAACTGTTCTATTGGTTGAAGAAAACGAGAATCCAAGTGGCGACCTAGAGGTTTCATTATCGCCCTGGATTGTTCTTACAAAGGATACTCAAATTCCAGTTCCTCCAGATTGGATTGTAACCATTGTAGAACCAATTGATACTATTAAACAAATGTATGAGGAAAAAGTAAATGTCCAAAATAGTGAAGTGTCTTTTACTGAAGGTTGATAATGTAATTGTCACCGAAATTGAAGAAGTTCCTTCTGAACTTGGTGAACCTGATTGTCGCATTATCAATCCATATCAAATTAATTCTGAAGGTGAACTTACTCCTTGGCCAGAAGTTACTGACCAGAGAGAGATGATGATCCATTCTGATAGTATTCTCACTATCGTTGATCCTAAACCTGAAATTGTTGAAAAGTATCTTGAATTAACTGCCTGATGTCGCTTCGTTTTTACACTAACGTTCAAATGGTCGGGGATCACTTCTTGGTTCGTGGTTATGAAAATGGTAAACATTTTATGACCCGTGAGAAGTTTTACCCGACTCTTTTTGTCCCCTCAAAAAAGAATACTAAGTATCAAACACTAAATGGTGAATATGTTGAAGCGGTGCAACCTGGAACTGTAAGAGAATGTAGGGAGTTTATTAAAAAGTATGACGGTGTGAAGGGGTTTGATATTTCTGGAAATGACCGATACATCTATCAGTATATTTCTGAGACTTATCCAGAAGATGAACTCAAGTTTGATATTAGTAAAATTAAAGTTACAACAATCGATATTGAGGTTGCATCAGAGAACGGATTCCCTGATGTAGAAAGTTCTGCTGAAGAAGTATTGCTGATTACCATTCAAGATTATAATACGAAACAAATCCGTACTTGGGGTCTTGGTAAGTTTAATAATCAGCAGAGTAATGTAAACTACCGTTCTTTTTCAAATGAATATGATTTGTTGAACGACTTCATTAGTTGGTGGATGATTGAGGAAAATACTCCAGAAGTCATTACTGGTTGGAACAGTGAACTGTACGACATTCCATATTTGGTTCGTCGCATAGACCGTGTTCTTGGTGAAAAACTGATGAAGAGAATGTCTCCATGGGGACTTGTAACTGAAAGTGAAAAATTTATTTCTGGGCGCAAACATATCTCTTACGATATTGGTGGAGTGAGTCAACTTGATTATCTGAATCTTTATAAGAAGTTTACTTATAAGGCACAGGAATCTTATCGTCTTGACCACATTGCAAATGTAGAACTTGGACAGAAAAAACTGGATCACTCTGAGTTTGATACTTTCAAAGACTTCTACACCAAAGGTTGGCAGAAGTTTGTGGAATACAACATCAAGGACGTTGAACTTGTTGACCGTTTGGAAGACAAGATGAAACTGATTGAACTTGCTTTGACAATGGCATATGACGCTAAGGCAAATTATGCTGATGTGTTCTCTCAGGTTCGTATGTGGGATACGATTATCTACAACTATCTGAAAAAGAAGAATATTGTGATTCCTCCGAATGTGAGGTCTGATAAAGATTCTAAGTATGCTGGTGCATATGTAAAAGAACCGATTCCTGGTGTGTATGATTGGGTGGTGAACTTTGACCTTAACTCTCTGTATCCTCACCTGATTATGCAATACAACATCTCCCCAGAAACTTTGGTGGAACAACGTCATCCCTCAGTAACTGTGGATAAGATTTTGAATCAAGAAATTGATTTTGAACCTTATAAAGAGTATGCAGTTTGTGCGAATGGTGCAATGTACCGTAAGGATGTTCGTGGATTTCTTCCTGAACTGATGGAGAAAATCTATAAAGATCGCACCATCTATAAGAAGAAAATGATCGCTGCCAAACAAGAGTATGAGAAGAAGAAAACCAAAGAACTGGAAAAGGAGATTGCAAGGTGTAACAACATTCAAATGGCAAGGAAGATTCAACTTAATAGTGCTTATGGTGCTATTGGTAATCAGTACTTCCGTTATTTTAAACTAGCGAATGCTGAAGCAATTACTCTTTCTGGACAAGTTTCTATTCGTTGGATTGAAGATAAGATTAATAAGTATCTGAATAAAGTTCTTAAGACACAGGATATTGATTATGTTATTGCTTCTGATACTGACTCCATTTATCTTAATATGGGTCCTTTGGTTGAAACTGTATACAAGGGAAGAGAGAAAACTACTGAAAGCGTTGTTTCGTTCCTTGATAAGGTCGCTAAGGTGGAACTTGAAAAGCATATTGAAGGTTGCTACCAAGAACTGGCGGACTATGTGAATGCTTATGACCAGAAGATGCAGATGAAGCGGGAGAATATTGCCGACCGTGGAATCTGGACTGCCAAAAAGCGTTATATTCTCAATGTTTGGGATAGTGAAGGTGTTCGTTATGAAGAACCTAAACTCAAGATGATGGGCATTGAGGCAGTCAAGTCTTCTACTCCAGCACCTTGTCGTCAGATGATTAAGGATGGTCTGAAACTAATGATGAGTGGGACTGAAGAACAGGTGATTAAGTTTATTGATAAGTGTCGTTCTGACTTCAAAAAACTTCCACCAGAGCAGATTTCTTTCCCAAGAACTGCTTCTGATGTTCGTAAGTATCGTTCCCAGTCTGACATTTATATGAAGGGAACACCAATTCATATTCGTGGAGCACTTCTCTTTAATCATTATATTAAAGAGAAAAACCTAACCAATAAATATTCACTTATTGGTAATGGGGAAAAGATTAAATTTATTTACCTCAAAAAACCAAATATTATTCAAGAGAATATTATCTCCTTTATTCAAGACTTTCCTACAGAACTTGGTCTTGACAAATACATTGACTATGAACTACAATTTGAAAAGAGTTTTCTTGAACCACTTAAGTCCATTCTTGATGCAATTGGATGGAAAACAGAACATACAACAACCCTAGAATCATTTTTTAACTGATGGATTTGCCTATTAACGAAAAAGAATTGAATACGATTATTAGTGCTATGAGATTGGGAGGAGATTCTGCATTGTATCAAAAACTATGGACTTATAAAATGAACTATATTGATAAAAATAAAAATGAGGAGAAAGAATGATGGATTTTCTAAAAGATATTGTAAAAGAGATCGGTGGTGAATATACACAACTTGCTTCCGATATTGATGAGACGGAGACTTATGTTGATACGGGTTCATACATTTTTAATGCACTGGTTTCAGGTAGCATATTTGGTGGTGTATCTGGGAATAAAATTACTGCTATTGCTGGAGAGTCTTCTACTGGAAAGACTTTTTTCTCTCTCGCCGTGGTTAAGAACTTTCTTGATACTCATTCCGATGGTTACTGTCTCTACTTTGACACTGAGGCTGCTATCACTAAATCTCTTTTAGAATCCCGTGGAATTGATACTTCTCGTCTTGTGGTTGTCAATGTTGTTACTGTTGAAGAGTTTCGCGGAAAAGCACTCAAAGCAGTAGATTTGTATATGAAAAAACCTGAAGCAGAACGCAATCCTTGTATGTTTGTTCTGGACTCTTTGGGGATGCTTTCTACAAGTAAAGAGATCAATGATGCTCTGAATGATAAGGAAGTTCGGGACATGACCAAATCACAACTCATTAAAGGTGCATTCCGTATGCTTACCTTGAAACTTGGTCAAGCAAATATTCCAATGATTGTAACCAATCACACTTATGATGTTATTGGTGCTTATGTTCCTACTAAGGAGATGGGTGGTGGTA